GCTATTATCTTATTGACTGATAAAGAGGTGTTGGCATATCTGCTTCCATCTCCTTATGTTGTTTTAATCGCATCTTGGCTGTATGGATCAGGAGTATATCTCTGCAAAGATCGCCTGTTAAAAATTGCAGAGGTAATTTTTGGGCTTTCTATGATAGTTGGGATAGTTGTTTCAATATATCGATGGATAGTTTTTTAATACTAAAAAGGAGTTTTTATGCGTAAAATCATCCTGATAGCCCTACTATCGTCTCTTTGCTTCGCACTGGAGCCTAAGAGAATAGAAGATATGTCGTGTGTTGAACTCCTCGATGAGATTAAGACTCTTGAAAAGTATAAAGCTGAGCAAGAGAGAGGGAACTATCAAGAGATGGAGCGAATAGCAGCTGTTCTGATAACTCATACACTTCATTTTGGAGATTTTCGTCAAGATGGTGAAAAAATCAGTGTTAAAAAAGAGATTGAACTTATTAAAGCAAAACTACCTAACTGTAAACCTTATTAACTATCACTCATCATCCATCCTAACTGCCTCCCTCTCAAAAACTCTTCACTTGTATAAATGTACGCACCTGAGTGAGATCGTGCCTCACAGAGCTTCCTACGCACTAATTTTTCACCTAAAAAAGCCAAAAACACCCCAAAAAGCGGGTTTTTCCCCCGATCTGTACTAAAACACCGATTCGATGCCATTTGCGATTTTTGCATCGTTTTTGGGTTCTCCGTGATCTGATCCACAATCGCGGGGCGGAAGCTGATCTATCCTCACTGTAAACGCCTCGAAGCATACTCGCGTAAACGCTTTACCCGTCCAAGTGTACGCACCTGAGTGAGATCGTGCCTCCTCGAGCTTCCTACGCACGAACTTTCCACCCGAAACCGACCAAAAACCCCCGCGTCAGCGCAGTGCGCCCCTCCCGAACCACACATCAAAATCGCCGCCATTTGAAAATTTTTTGGGGTTTTTTTGGGGTTTTACGGATTTATCGGAGGGCTTGAGCTTTATCGAGTGAAGCCAATAGTTAAAGAGGTGAGTTGATATGTTCCACGGTCACTTTTCCCCTAGGAAATGGAGAGTGGGTGGGGGAATTTTAGAATTTTCGGAAATTACGGAAAATTACGGGCTAAGGGGTGACTTCGTGCATAAACATATTAATTTAGATATTTTAATACGTTTAGTTTAAGGATAGAGCCGAAATCCTTAATAATTGCACGCCGTTTAAGGTTAGGAGCGGTTTTTGCGTGAAAATGGCTTAAGGTTTGATGATGTTGCCCCGTGGTGGAAATAAGGTGATCGGTACAAAAGTTACAGGAATATATGTTTTTTAGATCCGTGTTTATGGGTGTTTGAGGGGGGGGGTACTTCCCCAACCCCCTACCACTCCCCGAACCTATAGGGGAGAATTGCCAAATGAATATTTGATTTTTGGTCAAAAAATTTTCAAACGGCGGCGAATTTGTGAGGTTATGCGAAAACGGTTTAGGTAATGCGAAAGCGCATTAGAGGTTATGCGGAAACGGTTACTACTATATTATTAGTAATCCTATAGCATTTTCTAAAGAAAATACTATACTAAAGCGGAGCCTTTTTAGAGCTGTGATAACCTCTTGAACTCTTCGAGGCGGTTAATGACTTGATCGATGAACTCCTTGGGAGCATACGGCAACAACTCTACGATCTTTACTGATTGGTTGTTACTGAGCAACCCGCTCAACAAACTGATCTCATTGAGAGTCTGATCCGCACTTTGCAGTTCCATACTCCCCACCCCTGATACAAGCCAGTCGATAGATACACTCTCATCCACTGATACTTTTCTCAAAACGTTCATGGGGATGTTCCCTCGTTTCTTCCATCCACTCACGGTGTTTTTATCTTTACCAAGACTATCACCTACAGCTTTGTCTGTATGAACTCCATAGACTTTTTTAAGTCTTTCCATCTGCTCAAGTACCGCAATATTTGTATTTTTATCCAAAATATACTCCTTGCTATTGACATTAGTACGCATTATGTACTACAATTAGCTTCTAAATAATTCAATTATACCACTTTTTGAAAGGTATTAGGTACACACATGAATCAACACGAACCGAAAAAGAAAGAGTATGAATTACCTCTCAGAAAAAAAGATGTTGCTGAGATTTTTGGTGTGTCTATTATGACCATTGATCGAGAGATGTGGGATGGTAGACTTGGTTATGTGAAAATCGGAAAAGGGTCTATTCGATTTTATGACCATCATATACAGGCATATTTGAAGTCTTGTGAGGCAAAAAATTCGAGTTCTGAAAATCAAATGGCGGCGAATGCCTCATGACGTACTTCGGACTGATCAACTATCAAAAAGCTCTTGATTGGGATCTCGGAAAAACTACCGTCCACCTCATGCCTGTATTCTCTGATTTAGAGAGTTGGGCGAATCCGGTAAAACCAAATGACCCCGAAGACAACCGCCCCTACTATCTACTTTTCCAAAAAAAAATTTTAAAAGACATACCGTATCTCGGTAGTGTAACCTCTATCTCTCGCTCTATTTTGGAGCTTGAGACCAAAGGGATCATCGAGAGTATCAACAAACACTACGCCCCCGCATATCGATTAACAGAAAAGGGGCTTTCTTGGAAGCGAAAACCTGAGATCGAAAATACAAATGGCGGCGAATCTGCCGAACCACTACCCCAACCTAAAACACCACCAAAAGAGCGTAAAAAAAATAAATTCGCTTTATCATCACTCAAAAGAGTGGAGGATCTATCCAAAGAGTATATGGATGATCTGTTTCAAGCCGCAATGAATATGGCACTAAAAAACAATATGCCAAACGCAAAAGAGGAGTTTGAAAAATTTTTGGAACATCACTCTAAAAAAGGGAATAAATGGGCTAACTGGCTCAGTGCGTTTTCGACATGGTGCCGCAATAGCAAAAAGTTCAATGAACCAAATGGCGGCGAAAAAGATGAAAACGGGTTATACCAATGATCCGGTTGCTTGAGGGGCTTGTGTTGCTCAAAGAGATCGATCAAATCGGAGGGGCGCAATATGATTCCCATCAACTCCGATGTATGCACCCTGATAAAGTCGTCGTTATGCGCCACACCTCTTATATCTACAAAGATGTTTTGTGTGATGTAGCACAGCGTGAGGTTACTAATTTGGATGATTATATTCCCCTCGGGGAATTGGTCGAACGTCTATCTATCCGAAAAGAGGCTTTTATAAAGCGGATTCAGATTATGGCGAGTACCGGATCAAAGTTTTTCGACTATGTGATGGTGTGCGGGATCTATTTTATCAAACTGGATGATGAGTTCAAATACCTCTTCCAAAACTATCAACCGTTTAAAGCCAATTTGGATGATGCAAACAATATGCACTATTGCAAACTCCTCGGTGACTTCAAGATAGGGTTTTATTGATGGCTACTACTAATACCGAATGGATCAGTCCAAAAGCATTTTGTGAAGAGTTCGGGATGGCTATGAGCACCCAAGCTAAATACCGAAAAGAGAAAGGTTTGCCATATTCAAAAATCGGGGGGTTTATCCTCTATAGCCGTACAAAGATTTATGAATGGTTGGAAAAACATACTGTCACAAGAACTGAGGGGGTTTTGGGATGAATAACATAGAGACGATACGAGGTTCGATTTTATCATCGATTCTCCGTGCTCATATCTACAGCAACGTCAATCTAAACGTCGTTATGACGAGCGGGTTGGCTAAGGAGTGGTTTGAGCATCCGGCTCATGCGTCTATGTTCGAGGTTATGAAGCTGCTTTATGAGCGGGGAACCGGATTTGATGATATCGTTATCATCGACTACATGGAGAAAAGCGGGAACAAAGACGCTCAGGATGTGATGCTCTCCATTATGGCGCAACCTGCCCTACCTCATTCGGTGGTGATGGAGTATATCGGGATACTCAAAGAGCACTATGCTATCAAATTGATCGAGAAGCTAAAGGGCGATATCGACAAAATGCTCCTCGATGATAACCGAAAATCGGATGTAATGATCCAAGTGATCCAAAACTCTATAGATCAGTATGTGTCGGTGTCAAACACCTCTGCTACTCGATGTCTGCGCGATGTGCGTGAGGATAGATTATCCCCTAATAAACCGCCTATCGAGCGGATAGCAACTCATATACCGTTTATTGATACGGTATTGACCGATAAAAAGGGGCGGATTGGATTTAGAAATGAGGGATTGATATTTATCAGTGGTCTCAAACAATCCGGTAAAACCTTTATCGCTACCAAAATCATCGAAAATGTCTCCAAAGATCATCCCGTCTTGTTTGGCTCTATGGAGTTTGGGGAAGATTTGTATGATGAAAACATCGAAGAGCAAGAGGGTGATGGGTTTTGGGATGGGAACATCGATAATATCTATACGTTTGACAGCATCTACGAAGTGCATGCTATCGCCGCTGAGATACGGCTACAGCATAAACTGCGTGGGATAAAGCTTGTTGTACTCGATTCAATGCTGCGGATCACCAACAGTAACCCTGATTTAAAGACCGATGAAAAACGGATCAGCGAGACGTTCTCTATACTAGGGCGATTATCAAAAGAGCTGAAGATACCTATCATCGTGATCGTACAAAGTTCTAAAGAGGATTTGAAAAGCTCTATGATCTCCGTTAAGGGATCGATGAGTGCGGATCACGAGGCGTATGTATGGTTCCATCTCACCAAGACCAACCCGAAAGATCACGAGGATGAGTTGCGTACCGTTATTTGGAACAAAAACAAAGACACGATGAAACATCCTAAACAGCATCTTATGTTCGTTCCACAAACGTGTGATTTTTATCGTGTGGAGTTTGATGCCCAAAACAACATGACAGCTCTTGATAAAAACTATCGAAGACCTGCTCCACAAATAGTTTATGAAGAGAAGAAATATGTCCAGCAACCGGAAGAGGAGTCGTTCAGCGCTCCATCATTTTTATTTACAGGAGAAGACGAGTGACGACAAAAGAGAAAAAGAAGTTGCGCGAGAAGCGTAGGAATCGACTTAAAAACAAAGGGATAAACGATGGAAAATAGATTTTGTGGTAAAGACGTTAAAGAGATAGAAGATAGATTCTATAAGCTTCTTGAAGAGATTGATGAAGCGAGTAGTAATGATAATACTTCCGGAAAAGAGATGGCTGAAATGTATCGTGAGTTGGCGGATGCTATCGAGATAATCGGTGATCTCGAAGATAACTCAGAGGGGTAATTATGGATATCGGTAAAGTCTATAAGGATCAGTACAAGCATAAAGTCAGTGGAGATATGATCGATACTATCATCATGGATATTCGTACCATTACCCTAATGAAGAGTTTTACTATCTCGGTGAATGTTCTTAAATTTCCCTCGGGAAAAACAGGATCAGCCATCGCTGAGGGGAAAGAGGATCATCCTGATTATCATATTTGGGCGAATTTCAGTAAACGTGGGGAGAGCTTGCCGTCTCAGATGGTGGGGAATCTCTACAACAAAAAATCAGATGAAGGGGTAAACTACAAAAAAGGGCATATCTTTGACCCGTTTGTTTCCCCACATAAAATCTATTTTGCGCTGTTCGCTGTTAAAGATGATCGTAAAATCAACGATAAGCATATCTTTAATGTGGTTGCTGAGCCTCAGAAAGTTCAAAAGCGTACAGATCAAGACCACAATGCGGCAGCGGTTCCAAATTATGGCAATGAAGATATGTGGGCAGGGCAAGGGGAAGAGACTCCATCATCGACTATGACTACAACTACTGGAGCAAATATACCCGTATATGTAAAACCTACAGTAGATGATATCAAAGAAGATGAGATACCGTTTTAGATGATCGATGCGATTGCGGAGGCGTTAGCCAAAAAGAAAGCGGAGCCGATACTGTGGGAGATGTGCCGCCGTAATTTTCTATCTTTCGGGCGGTATATCTTTGATGAGCAGTATAAAAATCCTCTGCTAGAGGGGTGGTATCACACCCTCATCTGCAAGGCTATGGAAAAAGTAGCCAGTGGTGAGATCAAACGGCTCATCATTAATATGCCGCCATCGTATCAAAAAACAGAGTTTGCAGTGCGGTTGTTCGTACCGTGGTTTTTAGGGAACCATCCTAAAAAGAGAGTTATCTATACTTCATACTCTGATGATCTCGCTCGAAAAACTCCAAGTGAAGTAAAAGACATCATCACCTCTCCTATCTATAATAACATATTCCCCAATAATAAGCTCGGTCGTAAAACCGCAGATGCTGAGTGGTATTTGGAATCAAAAGGAGGGATGTATAGTACGACTATCGGCGGGGCTATTACCGGATTTCACGGGAATATCATCCTCATCGACGACCCGATGAAAGCAGCAGAGAAAAATTCTAAAGCTGCTCGTGATGCAGTTATAGATTTTTATACCGGAAGTATCCTTTCACGGCTTCGTAAAGATGATCCAAATAGTGCCATTGTTGTTATTATGCAGCGTCTACATGAGCATGATCTCGTAGGGTATTTGCTAGAAGAAGAAAAAGGGATATGGACGCATATAAACATAACGGGAATAGAAGATCGAGAGATCATTTATAAGTTCTATGATTTTTATTATCTCCGCAGAGCACGGGAACCGCTGAATGATAAGCTCGAAGATGAGGCGGCATTGGATCTTCAAAAAGCGGGGATGCGTGACAATTGGTATCCGCAGTATATGCAAGACCCTAGAAATATCGAGACGGGGTATGTTACGGACAGCGATTTTACTTATGTGGCTAAATGGGAACTTACGGAGGACAATAAATGTATCAGTATCGATCCGGCTCAAAGTATCAAACAGACTGCCGATAATCGTGCCATTAGTTTGGTAGGGGCTTGTATAAAAGATGAGATAGAGCTGTTTAATGTCTATGGTACGTGGTTTGGGAAATGGTCAAACGATGAGTTTACCGATCAGATCATCACTGTTATGGCAGATAATCTAGGGGTTCCTGTATTTATGGAGAGCAGCGGAGGGGGGATTATCACTGAGCAAAATCTACGCTTGAAGCTCCCAAAAGTAAATGCCAAACGAAAACAAGACGGATTACCTACAATCACCAATAAAATCAAACTCTTCAACCCTAAAACCAGTATTTCCAAAAATCAGAAAATCGATAACAGTATCAGCGTTTATCTCAAAAATCACCAAATACGGTTCGTGATCGGAGGAGCCGGACAAGATCAGCCGAAACGGGAATATAAAGCATTTCACCCTGAGAGAGATTCTAAAGAAGACGACTGTATGGAGACCATCGCCAATGTCACTGAGAATGATTTTGTCAAACCAAAGGTGATAAAAGAGGCTAAACCGATCAATATCCCACGACCTGCTCAGAGACCACAGCTTATGCACGGAAAATACAGAATCTAAAACTCTCTTTTTAACCGCCCACTTAACCTTTTTTTAATAGA